CACATTGTCTTGTGGCCAGGAGTGGTTCCACATCATTCCACCAGCTAAGTCCCACCTGCGCCAGCAGACACGAATCGTTGTAGGGGTCTCGGAAGTATCCCAGCAGAGGCTTAACCTTATCGGCGACCTCGTCAAATGCAGCGTCCAACTCAACCCACTCCGTGTCGTTCTGGGGATTATTCTCTCCGTTGAGCGTTAGATAGTCCCGGCGTTTGTTCCGCTTTGCCAGTGCCGCGTAGTATTGCGCCCCGTGTTCCTTCATTGCCGCATCCAGTACGGACGTTCTGCTTAGATCCGCTCCCATTGCTCCTCCTAATGGCTACCAGCAAAGTGCTTTCCAGGATAAATAATCTTCCGGTTCAGTCCCGACGGGGCAATTTTTCTTTACGTCTTCCAGCAACTTTTCTCCGTCGCCACCCTTGAACAGCAGCTCGTACCCTTCCGGCTGCTCCACCCACACAGTGCCAGCTTCCCAGTTAATGATAATGTCCGCCCGAGAGGTTGTGTTGGCGACAAAGTCGGTTATCAGCTGTCCAAGGCAATCCGGTGTCTGTGGCAGCGGCATCCTTCGCCCCCGTCCTCTCAGCCGACCGTCGGGGAATACCTCCAGTGTCTCCAAGTAGTTTACCCCATGGTCTCCCCACAAGAGGCGGTAGCGCACGCCATCGATTGTGGTCTCCCAGCACAACTCAGCATAACCCATCCGTCCTCGCTTTCCGAAATGGATTATTCATCCACGCCTCTGTTACACCTAATACCTCCATCACTTTGTCTGTCAGGTCGAGACCAATAACACTCTGCATCCACTCCAGCGATTGCCCGGTAAGCTGGTTAATATCATCCATCGGTACACACTCATCCGCTAATGCCCAATAAGCGGGTATCGCTGGGGACATATCCATTCCAACCGTTGTGAGTCCAAGCCACTCAACCCCGTCCGGGTCTTCTATCACACCCAAGCCTGGAACCATCATGGCAGCTTCGCTGTCGATGTTCCAGGTGTCCAGACGGTACAAGGTGCCGCCAAGCACCTCGTCGGGGACAAACTCGCCTTCCCGGTAATGCTTTGCCTGTGCCAATAACTCATTTTCCTTCCGCTTGAAATGGCCAGCACGATTGAAATTTTTAACATCATCAGCTCCACCAGCAAGCTCGGCAGCGTACTCGGCCAGGATTTCGCAACGGTCAGCTCGCTCGTCTCCAATCTGGCTGTACTGCTCCTCGGTACACTCGGCAACCTCTTCGTTGTAGCCACTGGTAACGCTCTCCACCACCAGATTGCCAGTTTTCACCACCCAGTCCTCGCGACTGTAATCCCATCTACGGAACCGCATCGACTTCTCAGTTACCGGAACCAGTTGGTGAAGGTCTCCGCAGCCGATGGCGTTGGAGGTTGCAAGGATTTCAAGCAAACTAGGCACTGGCTTCATGTCGCCCCGGAGGGAGTGATCTAATGTGCCTATTGCTCGCTGTATCATGTTGTGTTTCATAATGCTCCACCGAGGAGGTAAAAACCGCCCCCATTAAGGTTAGTTATCCAATCCACCAACCACGTCGTCCCAAACATCCGTGATATTGACACCCTCTTGGTACTCCTCGATCCGCTGGCAGATCGCGTTGTCTTCCACGCGATTGTAGTAGTATTCCAACCGCTCGGCGGCACGAATACCGTTGCGCTCAATGTCCGCTTGGTACTCGGCATCGGCGAAGGCTTGCATCATAGCCACCATCGCGACGATCTCACTTCCGCTGCCATAGTAATAACCACCTTCTTTGTTGTTGCCAACGCCTGCTTGCATCTCGATCTCCCACCATGTCTCGCCGGTGAGGCAGGTGCGTGCAGCCTGGGCGCATAGGGTGTCGATACTATCTACCTGCTCCAGCCAGTAGCTTAGGTCTATGGGGATGTTGGTGTTCATCTTGATCTCCTTTTAGGTTTCACTACCACAAGATCATGTATGAGGCGGTCTGTCCAGCCGGACAACCCTGGAGGGCTGTTTCGACCAATTTACTCCAAGTACCAAGCCACAGCTATCAACTCGTTGCCGGTGAGCTTACGGCGACCGCCTTCCCATAGAATCTCGATGTCTCCCGTGTCGAGAACTCGGTACTCCAAGTCGCAGGGATAGTCCATCGCTAGTCCCACGAAGTGGGTAAGGTCATCTTCCGGGTTTGCTAGGATCAGGGTGCGGGCGGCATTGATTTCACTGGCGATTTGATCTCTTGCGCGGTCGGTGGCTTCGGTTCTCATCTCGGTCTCCTTGTGGGCTTGGGGTTTTCCCCCCTCAACAACTCCGTCAATATAGACTCTTTAACGGGTATTGTCAACCCTTAATTTTAACTTTTCTTGGATTTTCTTAGCGTTCGTTTTTATTTCTTCGGCATCGGCAGAAACTCCCGTGGCCAGTTAGCATCCACAATGGAGGATTCCAGAAAATCAGGGCCGAACTCGCAGAGGAACGGAACCCGTTTGATTATGGTGTCCTTCACGAACACCTTCCAGCCCAGCTCCCGTGCCATTCCTATCTCGGCATCGATCTGGTGGGGCTTCAGTTTGCCCCCTTCGGCTCCGGTGAGGTCGCCGATGATCAGCCAACCGGTGCCAGGTGTAACGGGAAACAGTCTTCGAAGTTCTCCCATTGCCGGTTCATGCGAAACTACCACATTTTTAACCAATCCGTATCCATACATTGACTCAAGTAAAACAATCCTATCTATCGCTTCAACACTCGGGTGTTCGTAGCTTACCCCAAATACCACATTGTTGGGCAGGTCGTGTTCGTTGTAGTTGTATAGATTACAGGGACGCTTCGTCAACACGATGAACTGGTGCAACGGGTACTTGGCACAATACTCCCACACCATCCGCTGGAAGTGTTCAGCCGTTATTGACAATCCACCTGGCACCTTCCACGCCCCTGGGTTACACACATCCCCCATTGACATTAAGAACACCCGGCAAGGCTTAACCGGCGGCGGCTGCTCAAATCGCTCAGGGTACACCGTCGGCTCAAATCCGTATGGGTACATCTTCCCACCCCTGGCACCAGTGAAGCGGTGAGCGATCTTTTGAGCGTAGCACCAGCCGCAACCTTTAGAGCAACCCGTTCCGGGGTTGTGAGTCTGATCACACCACTCAATCGTTGTTTTGTTCATATCGCTCCTTATCCCGTTTTTTAGTGCAATCCAGGCATAGCAGTAGCATTTTGTGGTGGGGTATTCCGTCTTTTATGCCTGTATGTTCAGCCACAAAATTAGCCGCCCGCATAAACAGGTCGCAGCCGCAACGGTCGCAGCTCTTCCCCTCCACTCGCACCATAACAATCATAACTTCCCCCCTTTTAGATGCGGTAATACTCCGATGCAAAGCCCACACAGGTAAAGGCTCCCGTTGAACGCTCTGCTGTCTCCTCTGAGTAGCTGTTTCCCGCACCGGTCGCAGTACCCGTGATGCTCAAAATCTCCAGTGTGGAAAGCCCAGGGTTTGCTTCGGTCGTTCTTTAGTTTCAGGTCAACCTCACCAAAGAACTCCTCCTCGCAGGCTTCGCAGTAGATGCGGGTAACCCGAGCTTTTCGCTCCTCGTTAGCCAAGTTGTAGGGGAGGTACAAATCTTCCAGCCGAACCATCGCTACCACGCTGCCTGAGCAGTTCGGGCATTCGTGGTTCGGGAGATTGCATTTAACAGCCACGGTTTTCCTCCAACTTGTGAGGGGACGCAATGCGTCCCCTGGGTTTCGTTTGGCTTCCTCAAGCTACACTCCACGGTATCTCAATCCTCGCAGCCCCTCTGTTGAACAGCACGGCGTAAAGGCTCTTCGCCTCCAGCTCTTCCTCCAACTCGATGTGGGCATAGTAACGGTCTCCCCGCTTGTGCCTGATGGTCAACCACTGACCGTCTGACATCAAATACAACTCAAACCAGCGGGGTGCATCAGGAACCTTTGAGCTGCCCACAAAACGACAGCCGGGGGCGTTGGTATCGTACAGCTTTCCTTGGATGATGTTCTTCATCTCAGTCCCATCAGGTTAGCCGGATAGACTCTCTTGCAGCCCCCGGCGGTAAGGGTCTGTAGCTTTCCCTGGATTCGTACCGTTGTTCGTCGCAAACATCCTTGCGGTCTTGATCACGGGACGGTCGGTGCGACCCCAGATAGACATTCTGCCCCACCGGGAACACATTTGGATTCTGTTGGTATAATTCGCTTAGCAAACGGACAGCTTCACCTCTGTATATCTTCTGCCGCCCAGCCCGCTCCTCCACCCACCTGTCCCTATCAACCTTGCGGTAGAAGGCTACAATGGTTAAGGCTGCCCAGGGCGGGTTGTTGTCTATGGCGTACCGCACGCTACCTCCAACGCCTCGTCGTACTCGTTGCACTCAGCCCCCCGGTAGATTCCGGCGGCGTATGCTGCGATTACCTCAGCGGAGACTTTCTCTAGTGGGATTCCTGTGCCGTCCCTCAAGGCAAAGGTTCCATCACCAAAGCTCACGACTGTGAAACAGTCGTCGTAAGCCCCCTTCGAGTCCCCGTCTATGGAATCAAAAAATCGCTGGAGTTTGTCTTGGACTTTACTCATTTGTATCCTTTCACTTTTAATCTTCTTCCCTGCAGGTCAACTTCACACCCCATAACAGGAATGCGTACTTGATTTGAACATACTACTGATCCTGATCCACGGGTTCTAATTTCCATTTCACCAGGATCATTTATGTGTAATACAGCTTTTCCTTCCTCCCCTACAATATATTTGTGCCAGGCTTTTTTTTTGATTGTGAACCACCCTGCACATCTGTTACTGCCGTGCAAAAGGTTACTATCGTAACATTGTGCAGATGCCGGACCAGAATCTAAGTCAAAGTATTCGCCCTTGATTTGATACCAATACAGTCCCCCATCCTCTGGACGGGCTGAGATTGATCCATTCTCAACCACCAACTCAATCCCACTTTTACCAGAGCCTGATAGCAGTATCTCAATGAGAGTTTCAGCAACCTTCTCCACTTCAACTGGTTCTTCCGGGATCATCTTACCTCCTCAAACAGTGGAAACAGCCTATCCACCCACAACGCCCCCTGCGAGCGGAACTCGGTAAGGGTTACCCGCCGGAGCCGGTCAAGCTGGCACTCCAGTTCCACCACGGTCTGCTCCAGCGTTATCAGCTCACCTATCAGGTGGCTGTTGATCTCGATGGTGGCAAGCACCCGCTCCTCCACCGTCTCAGCCTGTGCCACGATTGCCCAAACCAACGCTATCGACATAACCACCAGTATTGGTACGGCAACGGCAAGCCAGGCTCGCTCAAGTAGATTCTTCATCACACACCCCTGAGAGCGGAGGTGATGGCGTCGAAGCGTACCCTCACACGCTGGCTGTTGATAATGTTCACGATTACCCCACACAGCACGCTGTAGCTGGTAGCGATATCCACGGTTACGTCGTCGATGCAATGGCAAGCACGACCAACGCAATCCTGCGACACGGGCACAATGGTGTCCATCTCCACGCTGCCCTGTGTTACCACAATAACCGACCTGGCTCCGTCGTCGCCCAGACGGTTGTCGCAACCATCACGGGCGATTCCGATAAACCTGTACCCAGGCTTATTGGCGGCGGGAACAAGGTATCCTCGCTCGCTAGTGCAAACGAATCCGCCCTTGAATATCTGAGTTTTCCCTGCGACCTTCAAGGGTAGTTGCCAGCCAGAGGCGAAGTTCTCGCTGTACCTATCTTTTGTTAAAGCCATGGTTCTCCTTTATCTTACGGAAAATATCAATTTACAACGCGAGTACATCATTACTAACTGGTCTTGGTAGTATCTTGGAACACCAAGTAGTGTCAGCGTAGAAGGGTTGTCGGTTAGATATTCAGAGTTGTCAGCCACAAACGCTGCTACTGCTCCCCGTTCATTTCTCATCTTACTTGGTTTATCAACCACGCCCTCTTGGCGGGCTAAGACGCAGTAATCGTATATGCCGCCAGCGTGGGTTACCTCGATAGTTATATCCATCTCAAATCCTCTTCTAAGTTGCGGTTATTCCGGGTATCCGTCCCAGTTCCTCATCTCCTGCTCGTCGCTTCCGCGTCCACCGATCAATGGGGTGGCTTTGAGCAGGCTCTTCATTGCCTTGGATTCCAATTTGTGGTAACGACCGAATTTGTAATCATCCACCGCCCCTTTCAAATCTCTTGTGATGGCTGTACGGATGCTCTCCTGCCCTACCCAATAACAGGCAGCCAATAACCGTTGCTCAGGGTTGGCACTGTCGTCCTCGACGGCTGCTAACGCCGCTTCAAGTAGTTGTCCGACGGTTTGATTCATGCTGTTCTCCTTTGCCGTTTCCGGCGGTTACAGTATCGCTTGACTCACTGTGTTTATGCTACCAGCTCCAATACCTTAACCTTTTCAACCTCAACCAGCTCGCCATTCTTAACAATCCAGAATCCACGCTCAGTCCGGCGGCTGCTTTCTTTGCAGCTCCACTCGTACACCGTTCCCTCGGTCAGCTTAACGGCAACCTCGATCTCACGGTAGGTGTTCCCAGTGGTGGTAACGTCGCTCTTGGCTAAGAACTTACGCTCCAGACCATAACGACCGCCCGTGCCAGTGATCTCAGCAACCCAGGCTTTGCCGCTGTGCGCGTACATCTCGACGACTCTGTAGCCGGTCTTGCGGCTTGCTGCCCACGCCATTTCCAAACAGACGCTCATCAGGACTTCGCTCAGGGGGCAGTTCATCTCGGCGGCGGCGGCTTTACGGATTTCCCAGGCTTTGCTCATAATGGTGTTCATCTCGGTCTCCTTGTGGGCTTGGGGTTTTCCCCCCTCAACAACTCCGTCAATATAGACTCTTTAACGGGTATTGTCAACCCTTAATTTTAACTTTTCTTGGATTTTCTTAGCATTGCTCAAAACCACTGCCCGCATAAATAACCGTGCAGCGAGCATCTTATTTTATGCTGTAGGCAACGGGTTTGATGCTGCCCGTATAAACCACAAAACACCCTCCGCAGTGGAAGGTGTTTTGTCTTGGTGGTTTTCTATGGCTGCCAGAAGGTGATTATCAAATTAACTACCCCCGTGGCAATAGCACCCCAGAATAACCATTTTTCTTTGCTCCGTTTTTCCAGCGTAGTAGTTAGTTCCTTGCGCTCAATCTGTGCCATAGCACTGTCCTTCACCAGAGTCCTGGTGTTGGCTTCAATGGTGGCAAGCCGACCGGCGCAGGATACCACCTGCTTGCTGTGGGTGGTACGTACTTGCTCGACATCGTCCTCAATCCGCTCCACCCGCCTAAGTGCCTGGGTAGCTCTCTCCCGTGCAGTTCCATTTTCAGTCATAATCAACTCCCCCAGAGGAACCGGAAGGCTCCAAACCGATAAAGGGTTAATGCTGCACCGACCACGACAAGGACAATGATTGCACAGATGTACATTTTCCTGTTGCCCGTCTTCTGCTTAATAGCCAGCACGAACACGCCGGTGATGATAGCCCCGACAGCGATTATCAGGGTGAGGTAGAGTTGGTGGGACATAATGCCTCCTGTTGGATCAAGTGAGTTAATCGTTTCCAGTCGAAGCTCGCACCGGGGTCTGGCTTGCCCCCATTGACTTCGTTGTGTCCCAGTAGTAGGAATTTGTCGGTGGCGGTGCGGAGCTGTTCTCGCCACCAATTCTTACCCTTGCCGCTCCGGTGTTCGGGGTCTGCCTCGGCGACGACCAGGTTGTGCTTGGTGGTGTACCAGCTAATCAGCTTTGCCAAGTTCCGGTACTGCTGGTCGCTGAACTCCGGTGCCGTTTCTCCTGGCAGGCTCTCCAGCTCGAAGCCGATAGACCAGGTGTTAGGGTTGTACTTCCGTCCCCACTTCATTCCAGCGTGGTAAGCCACCCGCCCCACCCGGCAAAGCTGAGTAATTCGCCCGTCCTTTGCCAAAACATAATGGCAGGAGACTTGGGTGTCGTCAGCAGTCGTCAGCCAGTCCACTGCCCCGTCGAAGCGTCCGGCTGTGTAGTGGATTATCGCTGCCCGAACGGCACGACGAGTATCCTTGTGAGCGTCCGTAGTTGGCTTGACATAAACATCAAGGCTCGGTGGGCATTCCGGTTTCCAGACCATCATTCCTCACTCACTGGGATGTATTCGCCCTTTTCGTGTCCACTGTAAGTTACTAACTCTCGACTTCTCAACATCGTGAGCCAAGTAGCAGTTTCACCCATAGATATTCCAAGCAGGTCTGCTAACGAGTCTTGCGTTACCCTGCCTGCGTTTACAACGACTTCAAGTACGCTTTTGATCGTTGGTTCCCATTCCACTTTGCTGCTCATATATCTCCTTAGTTGGCAACCAGGATGTACTCCCAGCGGGCATTGACATCCTGACCGGATGTGGCAGCAACAGCGGTCATCACCACATCTGTTTTTTCTGGCACTGAGAATGGGCAAGCAAACATCTCCGCTCCGCCATTTTGATACCGTCCGGTAACCTGTTTGGCAGAGAATGCCCCATTTACCAAAGCGTTCCTGTATTTGAACATAACAATAACATCGTCCCGTTTCATGCAGTTTGAAAAAATCTGTGTTACGTACATCGTGTAACCAGCCGGAACGGTGTACACGCACATCTGGGTCTGTCCGATGGTCGGGAGTATTTTAGCCAGCACGTTTGCCCCACCGTGATTGACTGCGGTTATCGTCCCTACGTTCGCCCCGCCGACTGCTAGTCCTGTTCCATCCTGTCTTGCGTACATCCGGTGAAGTCTATAAAACTCTTCTGTTTCAAACTTTACCTTGCCTAATAGATTTATCGTTTGTACTTTGGGGTTAAGGTCTCCATCAAGACCCGTTAGGACAAGGTTCCACGCACCTGTCCCTGGGTTTTCGTCGTCGGCAGAAGAACTGGATATATCAAGGGTAATGGGTGCCAGCAGGAACGGGTAGTTACCCCCGTGATCCCAAATAACCTCTTCTGTTGTTCCCACTGACGTATTTCTGCCGAACTTGTTGCCGTTGGATTGTCCATCAACCAGCCCACGGGATATATCTAACCCGCTGTGAACTGTTGGGTTAAAGCTGTTTATGATCCCCATTATGCCCCCAGTTCGTAGAAGACCTTAGCGTGGATCCAAACTTTGGCATCCACCGCATTTAGGTTCTCGATTTCAAAGTAGCAATCCACCCCGCCGAGGGGGAAGATCATAAGCGTGGACTCTGTGATGGTGTAGCTTTTGATTTCGTGAAAGACCGTACCCTCACACGATGTTAATACCCTAACTACGACGGGGTTGGCATCGTCCTTCGACACCTGCACATATCCGGTTGTCGGCCCACAATCCAGAGCCTCCGCAGCCTTTCCTATGGTGCTACTTTTAGCCGTTGTAACCTTTGGTGTTCCACCGGAGTTGAGCGTATGCCCCGCTGTACCCGAACGGTACAAATCGTAGGGCATAGACTTAGCTAGGTTTCTGTCCATTTTCCTTTCCCTTCTCCCAGGCGATGCTGCCCATAAATATCCCAAAGACTACAGGGAAGACCGGCGTTGCCAGCTGTACGGTGAGTTCCCAGCCGCCGGCGTAGCCAAGAAATACATGGAATGCCACAACAATCAAAATGCCCCAAACCTTCCGGCTGGTGAGCTTGATTGCCAGCCGTCTGAGCAAGTCGTGTTTAGCCATGATCTTCTCCAATCGTACATCCGAAGATATTCTTGTGAACCGTCTGATAAGCGTCAACGTAGTTGTCAGCTAATGACCTCCCTGCGGCGGTTTGCCGTGGAACAGCCCGCTTGTTACGCCAGAAGTTTACCAGCTCCTTTAGCATGGCTTTTATCTCTGTTCTTGTTTCCAGTGCCATGATTCCCCTAACGTGGTAATACCAGATACCGAAGCGTCAACATGATGTCGCTCGGCGAAGCAGCGAAAGAGCCTGTCCGGCGACCCTGGATAACCAATCGAGTCGAAGGAGTGATAACCAGCGAACGGTCATTGTCTCCCACTGATGCGTCTGTGTCAGGGTTGGTCAGCGTGGCTTTCAGATATTCGGTGGAACCGTCTCTTGTGGCACGAATATCGATGGTCTGCCCAGAACCGAAGCCATAATCAGGATTGTCAACCCGTGCCGACAATCCAATGATAATCCAGTCTTCGTTCGGCGGTGGAACCAATCCGTAACTGCCGCCGCCGGGTAGAGCCAAGTCAACATACGATATGCCACTAGCAATCACCTGGTCAGGACACCAGCTAATCTCCCGGATGGGACGGGTACTGGGTCGCCAGGCGGTGGGATGCTGCCCACGCTCAAGCTGCCAAGCGTCGGTGAAAATGGAATCACCAACAGACATATCCTCAACCTCAATACCAACATAAACATAGGCTACATCCGAACCCGTAGGCGTAAGCACTGCGTAATACTTAGCAAAGCACTCTACGACAATATCGGCAAAGTTAACCCAGTTACCGTAAACAGTTCCGTAGGACACACCAGAATTGTTGAAACACTCCATAAACGGTCTAACACGGCCAACTACATCATCATCAACAGCCATGCCCCACGAGAAGGTCATCGGCATGTTATGCGTACCAGAAACGCACTCTTTATTAGCAAAATTTCTTGCTACCCACCCTGGCTGGTTAAAATATACGACAGTACCAATTTCTGCAATAGCACTCGGTGTACTTATCCGTTCGAGTGCAATACTAAATCGACTCGTAATAGCTAACATCCCAGCCGCCGGGTCAAAACCATCCCCAGTGTACATTGACGGGTAATCGCTATATCCGTTGCTCCAATCGTTCATGCCGGGGTCGAGGAATAGATTCTCTTGACCCATCACGCCAGCGTGTTCACCATATCCATCAAGCCAATTAGTTTCTTTTGAAACTTCCTGCCCCTGCGCTACAACCGTAGCCTGTTGACGTTCAGACTCCAGCTTCCCAGCCTTCATCTTCAGCCCTGCATTTTCCCCGACCGTCTCCTGGTCAGCGTACCGCTTGTACGCATCGGCGTTCTTTGCCATTATGCTCTGGTTTCCGACGGGGATAATTCCATCTTCACTCCCGACTCCGCCCACTCCAAATGCTTCCTTCGACATAACAGTTCCTCTCAGGCATCCAGTTATCAACAATTCAATCAACAATCCAACCAGCATGAGCTTTCTCATTTTACTCCGCATAAAAGTCCAACATCCACTGTCCAGCCACCGTGAACGCTCCACTCGGGCCAGCGTAAACAAACGCTACAATCACCGTATCACCGACATTGATAATCTTAGCCAGGCTATCGCTACGGAGCGAGCCAGAGTCATACACTCCGGCAACATCGTCAATCGGCACTCTGATTTCATCGCCCGCAGGCGGCTCTCCGGCAACCGAGTAAACAATGATACGCTCATTCGCTGGGGTGAACGTTCCGCTGCCCGAGTACCCGATTGGGGAACTGAGGTTCACTTGCAACGCCCGCAAGCTCATCTTCTTCGTCGCCTTGAAGCGGAACAGCTCAACCGTGTCAGGGTTCGTGCCTGCACCGATGCTCTCGCTAAATGCCAGCGGCCCCATCCGCTCAAGTATCTTCGGCACGGGCTTACCGGACAAACCAACCCTAATAGCATTCACGTCGGCGAGTTGCCCCAACACACGAGGGTCAAGACTAACATCATCATCAACCGCTACGATAACGTTCAGTCGCTTCCGGTCATCAGCGGTGAGAGTGTCCCGCAAAGTAACGGCATCGCTGTCGGTCAGTTCGTTAGACCACCGCTCAGCCTTATCAACTCCCCTCACCTTAATGTAGATAGTGTCAGGCGAAGCCTCCACAGACTCCAGCGGAATGCGAAACTGCGGGCTAGGCGAACGCATCACTTTGTCGGCAGCCCAATTCGGCGTGCCTCCAGCCTTCCAGACCATCTCATACCGGGTGCAATCAGCGTCTCCAGTGAAACTAACAGCGATACCGTCCTTCCCAGGGGTCAGCACCAGCGATGAAATAACAGGGGCAGCGTCCGAGCCGAGACCAGTGATAACGTCTCCGGTGTCGCTCCAGGCTCCGTAACCGGAACGGTTCAGACCACGAACTTTCACCCGCACCTCAGAGCCAGCCACAGTTTCAATCAACGTAGCCACCTCGTCGGCGGGGACACTCTGAAGTCGGGCTGTGTTTGCAACAACTACGCTGGTTCCACCACTAATGCTTGCGCCGTCAAGCAGCTTCCACCAAACCTGATATTCGTCGACATCGCCAGTCAGCCCCGTCCAGGACACCTTCACCAAGCCGCCCTTGCTTTCAATAGTCTTGGCTTTACTCGCAGTCAGGACTCCGGTTACCAGCGTGTCGGCGTAGTCGGCCACCAGTGTTAGTCCACTCACCTTCGCAGGCACCTCCGCTCCAACGCCGCTCTTGTCGTTCGGCTCCCGCCCAGCTTCAGAGTCAATGCTGTCATCGGTCAGGAAGTACCACGTACCGCCGGACTTATAAGCCTTCATCAGCTTAACGTCTCCAGCTACCAAGTCGGCTTTAGTGTTGCGGCACAACACTTCGTAGCCCTTCGTTACACGCCTGTCGAAATCCCCTGCATCTCCACCGGGATTGTAACCGTCAATGTCGAGCAGCCGGACAACCACGTAGTTCATTCCACCAGTGGTGTTAACCAGGGTCAGCGGCGAGAACGAAGCGGTTACCAATGGCTGCCCGTTAACGTCGGCGGCAATCACGGCATCCACCGTTACAGTGTCAGTCGCCACAATCAGGTTAACGTCGCCTCCATCGATTATCACAGGGGCACCGTGGAAGTTCACGTGGTGGGCGAGCAGGTCTGCGTCTACCTGGTCTTGGTGAGACTTCAGGTCGGACGGCAGTATCGGATTCTCGTCGTACTCGCCAACTACCTTCCGGTAGCGGCCATCATACTGTCCGGGGGTCGGGCCAGGCATTATGCCTCCCTTTCTCTATTGTAGCAATCAGATACCCAGCGCAGCACGCCGCCGGAGTCTTCGTAGCAAACAACGATCCGTGTGTGTGCGAGCTTCCGGGGCCAAAACTCATTACGGAACTCCAGCTTCTTCGCTTCCAGCGCAGCTATCTCCGGGGCGGTCGGGCTTACATTCGCGACAATGTAGAGCGTGAACATTTGGAGCATCCCTGCCCACCAGACACCATGAGTAAGCGTCCAGCTCAAACCATCACGCCAGAGCGCAGCATGGTCTCCACCCTCAATGTAATCCGCCGGAGCGTAACCCATAATCGACTCAAAGATGTCAAGCATCGCCTGAACCGTTGGCCCTGCGAGCATCGCCCGGAAAGCAGCAAGAACCCGAACACGGTAAACCGAGTCGGATTCTGCGGTAGCGCGAGGGGTTTCCAGCAACTCTCCCCAGCGGTCGAGGTCGTCTCCGGTCGCCCGCTCCGGTGTGGAGGCTTCGTCAACTTCGTCAACCTGCCCGATGAAGTCGAGGATCTGCGCGCGCAGGGCAATGTACAGCCCGCGCAGGTATTCGCCGGCACGACCAAAGATAGTCCCCTGGCTTAACTCGTGGAACCACTCGTTTAGGTATTTTCGTAGCCTGACGCTCATTGTTTAAGCCCCGCTGCTCAATGATATTTGCCCGGTTTCAACAAACAACTTCTGCCCAACGGCGTGTCGTTCTGGAGCATCGTAGTAGGCTTGGATGGCACTTAGTACCGACGCTGCTACAGGTTGACCGTTGCTGGTACAAAAGAGCAGTAATCCGTTGGCCTGCTTGTACCCGGCGGTAACAACGACCCTGTCCACCGCCACGTATTTCTTGACAATGCTTTGCTCGTAATACTTCCCAGTGCCGATTGCTCCAGCGGTAAAGAGGTCGCCCACCTCGGAGCGCAGCTCTTCCTCAGTTTGATCGGTGTAGGTTCCACCCAGGGAGATCAGCCACCAGTACAACGAGTCGTGGTCTGCGGTAGCAGGGAAGATGTTACTCAGCACAGTGGATAAAGCACGGTACAAATAGCTCAACGCCCCAGAGATAACCCAGACCAGGATTCTCACCATTGAGTGTGTTGTCCAGTTTGTCAGGTCAGCTCCACCCGGCTCCGCGAGCCAAGCGGCTTTCATCTCGGCGAAGATGGTATCTTGATTCTTTGGGCTATACATAGTTGATCTCCTCACCAGTATGTATAGACTTAACCGCAACGGCGAACTCGTGTTTTGCAATGTTCGTTCTTACAAGATAGCTTGCCAGATTTTCCATCAAAGCCAAAGCGTTGTTTAGGGCGGTACGGACGAACGCAGCCCACAGTCTCATCGGGGCGGCAGTGGCTCTGGCAATGGTACTTCCGATCCGAAGGTCTCCGGTGTAGCTGCCCTGCCCCCACATCAAAGTCCTCAGCTCTCCCCGAATAACGTCAACACCCCGGACTGTGGCAATGTCGCCACCTTCCAGTGTGAAGTCGAAACGATTATCTGCGTTTCTGGCTAATGCAATATCGGTAAGCATTCCTGGTGTCCTCTCAGCCAACGCACGCTGGGTAGATTGCCGGGGTTCTGGTGTTGAGGTGGACTCTTACCCGTTTGAGAAAATTGCGTCCCACTACGGGCATTGTACGGCGTTTTTCATTGCCACGGTGCTGAAACCATTTTATCGCCAACTAACCTGGGTTCCGACACGCTGGTTCTCACGTAGCTAGCGAGGGCTCTGGCAAATCCCCTGTCGTGTTCAGTACCACTTTCTGAAACTTCAAACAGTCGGCGTAACAGGGAGGTTAGTTGCGGGCGAGAGGTGGACACAGATCGTGGCTGCACCACGTGGTCAATTCGCTCAGCGAGAATCCGCGCCAACACCTGGGGAGTCCGTCTTTTCAACTCCACCATCGGGGCATCAAACACCCCATGAAGAGTAACAGGGGAGAAGTTCGCCGGGGTTACGTTAATGTGCTGTACCGAGCTGAGGCAGGTATTGATGATTCTGGCAAGGTCGTCCTCTGCTTGCCGGGCGGTACTTCGTGTCTGCCCAGAATAGACAGAGAAGGTGTTCTCCCAGGCGACTTCGTTGATCATAGCTTCTTCCCTTCAGCGTACCCAAACCGTTTCATGGGGCGGGTATTGTTGGATATTTTGTCATTGACCTTCGCAACCTTTCGCTGCTGGCGGTTCTCGATCGCTCTGTCCGTTCTTGGTGGAGTCGGCATAGTTTCTTTCGGTTTCAAAGAGTTAACAAATAGGTTAACGGCTCGGGATTCAACCTACTCTCCCTGCTTAATGTTGATCTTTGGGTTTATCCAGTTCGCTTCGTCTTGTAAAAATTGTGGCATGGGTGGCTGGGACGGGCCGTTCGGTGTCAAGTGGGTGTGATTTTTATAGCTCTCCAGGAACGTGTCCAAAAGTGGGTGCGCTCCACCGCCGTCCAGTGAGATTTTATCAAACCCCTTCAACTCTATCTGCCCCGTGCTTCGCAGCTCAAACACCATGCCGTTGAGGGTGAGCAGGATAGCTTCCACGCCGCCAAACACCTTCGTTACTACCGCCCGGCGCGAGTTGCCTTCGAGGAACAACACCAGCACCTCGTTCTCCCCAGGCTTCACCGACGGAATAACCACGAATTGGTTCTCGCCGAAGTCGTAGGGAAGCAGGGCTACTTGTTGGAGCTTCTGCCCGGCGAGTTGCCCGCGATCAAACTCCACCACGCAAGTCATTGTGGCTTCGTTAACATCAACCACTTTAGCCAGCGTTGGTTGCGCAGGCTTACCTATCATGCCCTGTAAGATGTTTTTACCGGAACGTTTCATTTTACTCGTTGGCTAGACGGTGTCGGCAAAGGATACCGCTGTGGTGAATGCCCCGTTTTGATAATTATGCTCGACCGACTCAACCTGGAACATCCCGACCTTCACAATCTCGCCGAGGTCGGTTTTTCGAGCGACAGCGATCGGCTTCGAGTGGACGATCTCGGCGTTGCCTATTGTTACCATCGAGCCCTCAATTTGCATTTCTTGGAACGACCTGAGCATCATATCTGCACGGGCTTGCAATTCGCTTTGGCTCAATCCTCCGCTCAATTCCTCGTGGTACACCGGACTCCCAGAGCCAGCCTCGGCTTTGATTGGACGGTTGCCGCCGGACTCGTCAATGCCGAAGAGCAGCACTCGCCCGTATTCGCCCCCGGATACCTCGTCGAACTTCGAGGCTCTGGTGATGTTATGCCCCATAACCAGTAGTGGGGAAACGGGGTAGGTTCCACCGGCGAACGGCGGGTGGATGTTTAGTTCTGGTTTCCCTGGCGTAAAGTACCAGTCAAGTCCAAACTCGCGAGCCAGGGCTGTCATCGCCTGGAAGCAGGTTACACGGGACACGGAGAACCCATCTACTGTCCCCTGTGCCACCATTTGCCCCGACCGAAGATCAACAGCTCTGCCGACGAACTCCGGTGCGCTGGTTTGGGCAAAGCTCACCAAGTCTTGGATTAGCGTCGCTACCTGAAGAGTCCCATACTCGCTCTCTCGCAGTACCCCATCCATAACCCAGGAGCTATCGTCGCACTCCAGCTCAACACGGTGATCTTTCCACCGCACCTTGCGGACGTAGCCATAAAATGCTTTCCTCAATCCCGTGCTTGTCTGCCCCAGCCGGAGAAAAACCAACGTACCGCGTGGAAACATTCCCCGGCGATAATCGCTGAACTCAGGCAGAACGATGGTAGCTGTTGCCCTGCTATTCCGGCGGCTCTTGGTTCTCGCTGTGATGATCGGCGAGCCGCCAGCGTCGGTGTTGGTAAAACGATAAACCCCTACCGAGGTTCCAAGTTGAAGCTCGTAAACGGAGTAATAAAGCCCGCTACCTAACACCCCTGACCTCCTGGTACTGTAGTGCAAGGGTGTAAAGGTTGCCGGGGACGACCGCTGGAAGAGCCAGCGTCTCCCCTCCCTTCACCGAGGAAACGACCTTGCCGTTGCGAACGGCGATTGCCGAGACGAACAGAGCTGTGCCGTAGTAGTGGCGAGCCACATCAAACAGCGTTTCTGCCGGAAGGTACTTATTAGCCGAGACAGATACACCATCGTCGGTAATAAGATCAGCTGGGACAGATGCTACAACGTGTTCCAACTCGCTGGTCGGCCAGTCGGGTATGTTCACTTTCCAGCCAATTTCAAGTCGGTGGGTTTGGTATGGCCAGTCGTGGGACTCCACCTGATAGCGAAACAATGCCCACCCCAGAGACGGGTCGCCAAACCAAAGCATGGCGAGCCGAGACCAGCTTGCGTCCTCCGTAGTTACGATGTAGCTCCGGTATTTCATCCAGCCTCAGTCAGGTTCATGGCCATGGGGATAAACTGCTTCCATTGCATACTCAATCCAAACACCCGCTTCGTCCCCTCAATGGGAGTCAGCTTGACGTTTTTCCAGACGACCTGCTCAATACCGAGCATTGACATGGTGTCGTGTGTTACGGCAAACGATCCCCGACGCTGGAGCAGCGCACTCAGCCTGGCAATCCGTTCCTCCATCGCAACTATCGGAGAAAAGTCGAGAGGCGCACCAAGTATCTCGCCAATATAACTGACAATACTGATATTCCAACTTCCGGGGCCAGCCACATAATCCACGTCGCCAGCCACGCCGTCCATTTTTATCGTCGTGATACGATTGGTTAGTCCAAAGGACAACGCCGCCGGGAACTCCCACAACGTGCCGTCGATAAGTAGATCGCTGTCTTCAGCGTCGTAGAGCCTTACCATCCGGTTGCGGCTGTTGAACAACTTCAGCTCGTCTTCCAGAAAATCCTTTAGGGCTTCCCCCACCGCTCCGCCGCTCACTAGATTAGCAATCCAACTTATCATGTCATCCTCCCAGCCGCAGCGTCCTCAATGAATTGTTCGAAGGTCTCTCCAACATCGCCAGGCTTGGCATCACCTATCTCAACGACCATGTCGTCGAAGTAGAAATTGTAAACAGTTCGGGGGGTTGAAGCACTGGAAGCACCAATTGATAAACGACCATCGTCTCCGCCAGCAGTACCTCCACCAGCGGGATCGGTGTCTTGTCCCTCACCAGCTTCGGCAGCAGAGCGCGCGTCGGCAATCTCAGCCAAAGTTTGATCGAGCTGACCGACCCCTGCGATAGCTTCCTGACCAATCGACACGTAAGCCAACCCTGTCTGTTCAGCCATTCGTGCAGCTCCAAGCAACTGACCGGCACGGAACATTTCACCGCTGGCAGCCATTTCACGGGCGAGCATCTTCAGCTCAAGCACCTTTCCCATCATGTTCTTGGCTTGCTGCTGGGCTTCCTGAGCCATTACGACGAGCTTGGCTTGATGAGCTAACACCGCCGCCTCAATGGTATCCAGCTCGTCCCCAGAGGCTCCAGCGATATGCTCCTGGTACATAGACATGGAACTCAGCAGTGGCTCCAGAGTCTTGTAGAGACCGAGCTGCCCCTTCACCGAGGCGATTTGCATATCCCTGGCTCTGGTTGCCTCGTCGGCAATTGCGGTTTGTAGCTCCATCATTCGCTCCATTGATTCCATCATTGGAGCGAATTCATCGTTGGCTTGAAGTAGCTTATTAAACTCGTCCGTACCACCTTCAAAGAGGGCAGTGATGGCGTTATGAGCAGAGGCAAAATCCCCCTCCTCAATGGCTTTCGTTATACCCCCTGCGAAGTCCTCTCCAAAATCAGGTCCGAGTTTACCAATAATGTCTTCGAGTGCGTCCGAACTCATATCAGAGTGTATAAACGAGTCCATTACCGCCTGAGCAAGTCCCTTTGCCATATCTTCAGCCTTGGCAGCGAACTCAGCCTCGTTAAGCTCTGCCTCCAGGGAGACAACCGACTCCTCCATTTTCGCCATCTCAGCCAGCTTCTCAGCGTTGGCAATGGTGTCGTCGAGCAGACCGTTCTCTTCTTTCATGTAGCCGATCACGGTTTCGTGGAACGAGCGTAGAGCCTCCGCACCAGCGGCAAGTTCCTCGGCTGAGGCGTGAGCATCGTCGAAGCCCTCCACCAAGCGGTCAATAATGGCAACCACGGCGACAATGGCTATTCCGAGCAGCCCAAAGGCAGCTGGGCCGGAGACACCGATGTTTGCCATTTTAGCTGCAAGCCCGGCGAATTTGCCGGAGAGCGCGCCTACTACTCTGGCTCCGGCTTGTACACCCTTTGCGATGACCCCGGCGAACTTCAGCACGCCGCCGACGGCGAACATAATTGCGCCGCCTATCATCTTCCACTTAACAATGAACAGGGCGAACTTAGCGATGCTTTTGATCAGCTCTTTGTTGTTCCGAATGAAGTTCATAATGCTTTTGATTACTGGCTGTAGCTCCTCAAACAGCTCGGTCACGATAGGTAATATCGCCGAACCAATCTCAATGCCAACGCCCTGTAGCTGGTTGCGGAGGATCTTCATTTTAGCATCAACCGTCGCGCTCATCTTATCGTAGGCTTCCTCCACCGAACCAGCAGAGTCCGCCACTTGACCGAGAACCATCCTGAGATCATCGGAGTTGTTAACCAGTGCAGACACTGCCGACAACGCCCTAATGTTCGGGAATGCAGCAGATAAGTCCTGAAGTGCGGGGGCGGAGGAAGACAATGCCTCAATCGCCCCCACAAAATCACCCGCTGCTACAGCGTCCTCGTAAGCCTGTCCACCGAGTTTGCGAAGCATCAAGTAAGCATCGTCGGTCGGCTTAATCATAGCTGTGATTGTGGAGCGAAGCCCCGTTATAGCCAAGTCAGTACCCTGTCCCTGCTTCGTAAGCTCGGCAATTGAGGCGGCAATCTGAACGAACTCAAAGTTACCAGCGGCGGCAATAGGTATCAATCTACCAAGCCCCCCTGCGAGTTCGGGGAGCGTCGTCTTACCGTACTTCACCGTGGCGAAGAGCTGGTCGTTGATCCGATCCATCTCGGCAACTTCCAACCCATAGGCGTTCATAATTGACGTGCCGACATCAGCAACGTCGTTAACCTCTGCCAGCCCAGCCGTTGCCAGCCGTGCAGATTTCGTCAACATCTCCATTGCCTGTGTTGGCGGCACCGACGCGGAGAGTATCTGGTACAAGGCGTTGGTTAGTGTGTCCCTGCTGTGAGGCACCGTCGACTCAAGCTCCTTGATCCCGTCAATGAGTCCGGGAAGAGCTTGCTCGGCGGTGCCTGATAATAGTGTAGAGACTTCGGCGAATCCCCGCTCGCTGTCGGCGGCGAGCTTAACGAGTCCACCGATGGCTGCTCCAGTTACCGCAGCCGAACGCATCCAGCTTTTGCCAACCTGTTGTGCTTTCTCCCCTGCACTGGACAAAGCCTCCCCAAACTTTTGGGAGCCTTCGTCTTTGAACCCCATCACGAGATTCAAAAAATAGGAGCGGGAGCGGTCAGCCATGCTAACCCTTCGTGGTTTTTACCAAATTCATCTCGCCAAGTAATTTAATCGCCTCGTTGCGAAGAGCTTTGCCGTTGGCTTCGGCGATGTTCTTTGCCAGCACTGACATAACGTGTTCAGCTCGGGCGTAGGTGTCCACCAGGTCGTCGCCGGTGAGGTGGATCGTTGGTTCCGATAGCTCGTCGGAGCCAAGTAGCTTTCGCCGCTCAATCAAGTGCGGATAGACAGCAGCAACAACAGCCCGCATTCCATCCTCTTCGCCGGAATAGAGTAGGTGGGCAACCCCCTCGTGCGGTCTTACAGCGGCTCGGTATCGTTGGTCGCTCTCCCCACGGAGTTCAGCCAGCCGAGCCTCTACCAATTTTTTAACTCACCGCCACGAATCTCAATTTTGCTGAGTTCAAGCAGCTTCATCGCTATAGCGTCCGGCAACCCAGGGTAGCGTGGATAAATACCCTCAAGCTCAATCTCCGACCACACGGCGAATGTCCGCACCATCTCGCGGGCATAGTCGATCCCACGCTGGTGCTTGGTTGGTCGGACGAACTCATTCCGTGGTATCCGGCGAACAATCATCGCGAACTGGAAACGTCCCTCGAACGGCTTCTTGCTCGGCAGGTCAACGGTTAACATCCGCAAATCCTTCCGCGCCATCAACCCATTGTCAGTGTAAGGGTAGCCTTCTATCCCGTCTGGAGCGTCCGATGGCCACGCTGCGGAGATACGATGGTCTCCACCCGCTTCATTCAGCAGGGTATCCAGCAGCATTTCATCCAAGGACAGGTAATCGGTAGAGGATTTCTGGTAGCCGTTGCTCCACAACACCTGCGCGTTGATCTTGTTCCGCATTGAGTTCTTGTAATCAGAATCGCTACTCTTGCCGGATTCCCGTCGGTCTGTTGCTTTGCGGATTGACTCCAAGTCCTTCGAGCCGAGTCCACGAAGAAGTACCGTTAACTCCTTTTCGACAAAGTCCGGCCCTGGTAGCTGCACCGTGAGGTTCAGCACCGGAACCGGAGCAAGGGATTCCTCAAGCTCATCCAATAGCTTGTTCGGAATAGCGTCGTAGCTTTCACACTTTCCAAGGTCAACCATCACATCGGAGAATGTGCGTTTAGTTTTTTCCATCGCTTTTCCTTTGGTTTTCGGGGGCGGTAACCAAAGGAGAACCCGCCCCCGTAGTCTGCTCGGTCTCTATCTTACGTTAAGCCACCGAGCCGACAATCATGGTTAGTGTTACCGGGAATCCGTCGGTTCCGGCTTTGTCAAGGTTTACCTCGGATGATTCTGAGACTTCGCAATCAAGGAAGGTTCGGCTTCTCCACAGCCCTTCTTCGCGGACTGCTACTGGGAATCCACCAAATGAATCGCCCTCGACGGATTTCTTTATGTTGACAATCACCGGAAGCGGAGCAACATCGAGAACAGACAGCCGACCAGCCCAAAGATCCTGGGACAGCTCAAAGAAAGCATAACCATCTATCTCAAACGACAGCGTGTACTCTTTCTTCCCAGACACTCGCGCCCGAGTAGTGGAATCGTTGCCAACATTTTCCTTGCTCTGAGTCTCGCTAAACTTAACCGAGCGCAAGCCCGTTACGTACACTCCACCCCAGATAACCTCAACTGAGTCCGGGGATATGCCCCGTCCCTGGAGCAGGATTTCATCTCCTTTAGCCACGGTTCACCTCCTAGAGGCTGACGCTGACGATACCCTGTAGGTTTTTCGCCAACGCGGTGTCTTTGTAACTCCAGCCGACTTGAATGAGCCGAGTGGAACGAATTTCCTCAACGGTCGAGTAGATGATTGGTACAAACGAGCCGGGATGGATTGCATACTCTTTTTCATAGGGGCTTCCACCCGCCAGAATGGCGTTGATTACCTTGCCGAACGCCCCAGGTGCGCTGAGGTTCATCCCGGTAACGATAACCATCTGACGCATAATGCTCGCCGTCAAGTGGGCATTTACCAATACCGATTCAACGATGTCGTGGATAGAGCCGTCAACGTCCCGGCTGACACCCCACGCCACGGTGAACCCGAAGCCGGACTCATATCGCCACATGAGGAACAGCGAATCAAGCAGATCGCCGAGCACCGCTTCGTACTGACCTTCCATCTCGGTGAACGGGCCAACGTAACCGCTGGCGGGCAGCGAGACGTTCTCCACATTCGCCGGGGAGTAGCCCAGCTTGGTGCTACAATATGCACCCATTGTCAGTCCAGCGGGACGGGCGATGTAGCTGCTTCCGTAGCTGTTTGCAAGCCAAAGCTCCTGAGCTGCGGTGTGAACCCACGGAGACCGATAGGTCAGCCAAGTGGACTTTAGATCAGCCGACCAGTCTTCCGGGTCGTCGCCGACCTCGTAAGTTTCGTTAATCACGAAGTCCGGCCCAGCCCCGGCGGCAAACGCCAGAGTCATGTTTAGACCGTCGAGGAAGATTTTCGTCCCAGCAACTGGCTTGAACGGTGTACCGTAGGTGAGCCCTTCGTCGTAGCTCAGGGCAATCTCAGCTGTAGCGAACGCTCCGCCAGTGGTTACTTTCGCAATCACCTTGCGGAAGTTCCCATCGCCAAAGGGCAAGCCCGTGATGGTGGGAACAGCGGTGCCAGTAGCAGCTCCGGTTCCGGCAACATCCAGACCAGTTACGGCGATGTTGTCGATCATGTACTCGCTGAACGTCTCCGTGTTGACAATGATAACCTTCGGGTCGCCACTCTCAAACTGGGTATCCATAAGAGCGTCCAGAGCAGCGTAGAGAGTAACATCACACTGAGGGCTGATAATTACCTGCCGCCAGTCGTTGTACACCTCCTGTAGTGCAACGCTTAGAGCTTGCAGAATGGCAGCGTTGGTCGCCAGACCAGGCAACACCTTCACCCACCACACATCGTCCACGTCAAACGAGTCCGCAGGGGTTCCGGCGTTCGTCCAGGTGATGGTAGCTCCGTTGGTAAGATCAAGTGCGACGGTGCTTGCCGGGGTGGTCTGCTTGGCACCGTAGCTCTGCCCGCCATCATAAGAGATACGAATCTCAGCAGTGGCACAAGCTCCAGCGGTAACGCACTTGATGGCAATGTCCGCCGGGTAGGTGGGGGTTCCAGCAGCAACAGCAGTAGCCTCTCCCGTGCCTTCCAGCACAGCAGCACCTACGGTTCCAGCGGTGTCCTCCGGCACCCGGACGAGCATGGCATCCTGACCGCCAGCGGTTAGGAATGCCTCAAACTCATCCAATAGCTCGCCCTTGCCAAAGGTTGCTCGGGCAGCAGCACTGTCGGCTTTCAATAGCGGGGTCATCAGATCGCCAGCCGAGCACAGCCCGATGATCAACGCACGACCGATTCCAGCTCCACCGGACGAACGCCGCCCGGATTCCTCAATCACAGTTCTTGTGGGGAAACCCATCACTCACCTCCTATTTGATTTCTGGTTTGGGTTTATTCTCAACTGGCTTCGGTTTGCCCTGGGTACGACCATTGCCCATAGACCTACTCGGTTTTTTGTCGGTAGGTGGGGCAACTACGGCTTTGCGACGGGGGCTGTGTCCGAGGAAGCTCTTGACAGCGTCCAGGAAAGCCTTCTCTTTGATCTCGTCGGTCAACTTCCAGCCACGTAGGGCAAGGATACCGCCGAGAATGGCACGAGACCGTTTGCTTTTCTTCCACCAGAACAAGACAGTGCCTCGTTCCGGCTTCGCCTTGTATCCAGCAGTCGGGCTGGCTCCAAGTCCGATCTGTTCACCCAGGCTCGCGGGGTGGATCTGCTTACGCAACATCGCTCCTCCTGTTTGGGATTAAGCCATCTCAACGGTTGCCGTTCGTGGCTCTCTGTCGATCTTGTAGCTTGCACTATTTATTCGGAGAGGTAGCCAAGCCTCAACTAACGCCCCTTGTCGATCCTGTAACACCTCGGTGCGTACCGAGCCGTCAACAACAATCATGCCCTGTTCCTCGCCAAGCACCACTGTTCCGGCGTTGACTTCCAGCCAATCTATCACCTGGTCGAGATAACCATTCTCCCCTGCCCCGTCTCCCCAAAGCTCGGAACGGGTACGGCCGCGGAAGACGACGTTCACTGAGGTCTCCAGCCACGACAGCCGCCGGTAGTGAAGTATCTCCGGGCTGGTTTCCCAGGCATACGTGTCAGCCAGTACCAGCGCAGCGTCGAAGGTAATGCTGTGGAGCCGCTCAACAAACACTACGCCGGACACGGGGACAACTTCGGGGTCAGTCCACTCAGCTCCACCATCAAGCGAGATCTCAACCTCAGCGGTTCCTAACGCTCCACCCGTCGAGACCCGAACTACAATATCCCATTCGCCTAAGCAATCGTCGTTCAGTACGGTTGTGGATGCTCCAGAGCCGGTGTGTTGTACATCGGTTGCATTGGTGTCTATCTCGAGCTTAACAACGGTCTGGTTCGGGGTTCGGGAGTGTCCGTCGTAGATAACTGCGAGCTGCGGGAGCGACCGTTCATCTTCCACCTCAGCGGGATACTGCGGCTCTGAGAAAATCGTTACATCGTCGGCAGTGAAAGCAGGGGTAGCGGTTCCCGGCTGCTTGATAAGGGCAACCAGAGCGTCAGCTAATCCAAAGACAATGTCTGCTGGTCTCACTTGCTGAACCCCTTGTCGAACAGTTCCTCAACAATGGCATAGAAGGCTGGGAGTCGCCACTGGATCGCTGGCCAGAAAAACGGTCGTGCCGGAACATGCTTTGTTTTGATAGCACCCTCGTGAATCAGTGGGTAGCGTGCGCCGGAGCTTGATACTTGCTTCGTGCCGACCATCGCCATTATATCGTCTTCACCAAGAACTCTCTCGATAGAGCGTGCCATACTGGACGTACCTATTAGAGCGTTATTGCTTAATCCACGTCGGCTTTTGGATTCAACCGTTGAGTCAGCAAGCTGCTTCCAAATCCCCTCAGAGAATCCCTTTTGAGCGTACAGGTATTGCTTAATTCCGCCCTCAAATAACAGGGAGCCACGACGAATTGATAGCCTTGCTGCCTCGCGGATATTCTCTACCATTTCTGTACCGAGTTCCTTTAGCCCCTCGGCACCCTCCACCTTAAACTCCAGCATCACACCCTCCTACCGCTCTCCATTGCCACGTAGGTAAGCAGGTATTTATCTCCGTAGAGCTTGTCTTTAACTACCGACACCACCCTGTAGTCCACCCCAGCAACCGTAAACCAATCACTATAAGCCAAGGTAATGCCGAGGTCGGTTAGCTCTTCGGGGCGGATCTCAAGCACCGCAGCGTTATCGGCTGCTCCGCCGAAGATGTGCCGGTGGAGCTTTGTGGCTTTGTGGAAGAACTGCCCGGGAACGGTAACTGCTTGTGCTGGCCAAGTAACGATTTGATCTTGCCGGGCGTTCTGGACTACTGATTCTGGTTGCCATAACTGGTATGCCACCTCTTGATAGTCTCCTCGGTAGCGGGTGAACATATTATGTGCTCTCTGCATCTTCCCCATGCTACCTCACCGCCACTCCCATGTAGGGTCGTTTCCACCGTCGGAGTATCCGATCCATTGCCAGTATGCCGGTACGCGAATAGGAGGCTTCGGTGCTATCAAGTTGGTAGCTGTACTCATCGATTTTCTCAGAGATTATCCGAGAGCTTTCAACGGCAACCTCACCGTCGGTTCCGAGCATGGGTAAAGACTTCTCCAGCACGTATAAGATGATCGCTCGGTTGATGTCCGCCGGGGTCTCGCTCATGCCCAGGGAGCAGACAATCTGGTAACGCGCTCGACCGGTCAACCACCGACTCCCCACCTCACCAGTGAAGTCCGGGGAGTATGGGTCTAGGTATAGGCGAGTGCCGTCAAAAGCGTACTCCGTTGCTGGCACCACCTTCGCGCTGTGTCGTTCGGTTATGGTGGTGATGCTCAGGATTGTGTCGGGTAGCCAGATGTACTGGTTGGCTGGCCCGTCAATAACCAGGTCGTAACTGGTGGCAATAAACTTGCGATTACAGTATTTCTCAACAATGGCGACGGCTTCGGCGATCAGCTCGGCAAGCCTGTCATCACTTGGTGGGTCGGCACTCAACCCCTCGGCACGCACGTCGGCAACTGTAGGATAAGCCATAATGATTCCAGATGATTAGCGGGCGAGGCGGAATGCCCCGCCCGCGTTGATTGAGCTGGTTACTGCTACACGCTGTTATCGTGATACTCCAGCTTGAAGAAGCTGGTGCCATCACAATATACATGGACGATGTCGTATGGATCAAGCACCAGTCCGGTTTCATCGCCGTCAATGTTCACACCGTCCAGCGTCTCGTTGGACGCGTCAGCGGTGTGAAGGGTTGCGGCGTTGGAAGCACCAGCATTCTTGATCAGCCAGTGGCAGCCAGAAACGTCAGCGGCGGCGGTGAGGGTAATATCAAACGCTCCGCCGGAAGCGTCAGCCATGATAATACCTTCGTTTGAAGCACTTAGGGTCAGGGCTTCGTCGGTGGTGGTTACCTGGCGGGATCCAGCGTAGAGCATCTGAATCATCACCCGCGAATAAACATCAGCAGGCGTAGGGACATACTTCAGCATGTCAGCCTGGCTGGGGATATTGGTTGACAGTGGCATTTCACTCTCCCTTGCTTAGTGTGGTTAGGACTTCTTCGGGTTAGCTCCGCCGGTCGACTGTTTCGACTTCGGTTTCCCGTGAATGGAAGGCTTACCCGTTGGCACCTGTGCTTTCGCACCGATGATGGGGGCAAACAAAGTTTGATAAGTCATGGACACGTCGTACTTTGCCCACATGAATGGGTGGGTTTCCTCGGTGATGGTCTGCCCTTTGGCAACGAACTCACCCTTGTAACCCAGGCTGTTTGCTCTTACCAGCTTCAGCCCTGTCAGTTCCTTGGTAGCCACAGATGTTCTCCTCTCTGTTTGTTTAGGGGCGGGGGTTGCCCGCCCCTTTATGTCTTCGACTACGGAGCATCCCAACCCATCACGATGCGGTTGTGGAGCGGGGTGTACCAGCCGATGTCGGCGTGGAGATTGAAGATCGTACCCTCGTGGTCGTTGTCAAAACGACTATAGAGTCGGATTGAATCCCACACACGAGCGGAGATGTTTTGACCATTCATCAGTAGGATGTACTGAGCAGGGAACTTGTCCACACCAACCATCGGCATACCAAGCACCTGTGGAACAGCCTTGACACCCTCAATCTGGTACTTGTCTGCCTGTGGCGTTGCTGAACCAGTCAGCTCGGCGAGGTAGTTGGCACGGTCTCGCTTGGACATCAGCCAGATCATACCGTCCAAGTCTGGAATGTCAGCACTAACGCCCGTGCCGTAGATGCTGGAGAACGCACCATCGACCTTTGAGCCATCGCTGGGATCAACATAGTCTTTGTATACCCAGTTGGCGTAGGTTCCCAGATCCTCGTCGTTAACGTCTGCACTGGCCTTGTAGTCCACCAGCATACCGTCGAGGAGTTTCACGAATGGATCGGAACTGGAAGTATCACCGTTGATAATCAAGTCCTGGAAGTCCCGACCAAACTTCTTGGCCATCATCTGGTTAGCCCAGGTGAGGATGTTACCCTGCTTGAGGTTACGCTTAACCATCTCCCAAGGAATGTTAATCATCATGGACACTTTGCGGGTAGTTCCTTCGCCGCTGGTGACCACCGGGGTGTAGCCCTCGCTGGGTTTCTGCCACTCGCCACCGGCACGCAGCTGACGATCTTCCCATTCAAGCATGTTTGCTTTCCAAGTGGGAGTGCTGGTTACGCCGTAGTCGATCAGGGGCAACAGGTTAGCCCCCAGCTGAGTAAGATCGACGAAGTCGGAAAGCTCCTCGTCGGGAATGGCTCCACCGCCACTCAGGTGAGAGGTATCAAACACGCCCTCAATTGCTCGCTTGACTCCGGCACGCTGTCCAAAGCCAGACATAACCAGTGTAGCCATAGCCCTGGCGGTGGCGGGATTGGTCTTAGCGAACTTCTGATCAGGTGTCA